TAACTGTTATAGGTTCTTTAGCTGAGGTATTACCACCATTAGCAGCTTTAGCTACTTTAATATGGTCTATGATTAGAATATACGAAACTAAAACTGTTCAAAATATTATTAACAAAACTAAGGAGAAATAATATGCCAATGGGAAAAGGAACATATGGATCAAAAATGGGTAGACCGCCTAAAAAAGAAATGAAAAAAACAAAACCTAAAGCTAAACCAATGAAGAAAATGATGATGCCTAAACGTATATCAAGGGGTAGATAAGTGGCTAAGAATATGCCACATTATTTTAAAGATGGTAAAGAACATAAAGGCAATATGCACAAAATGTCTGATGGTGCTTTACATTCTGGAAAAACTCATACAAAAAATAGCAAAAGGCTTTATCATTTTAATGAGTTATCTAAAACAGCAAAAACAAAGGTTAAAAGTGGTAACAAAAAAGTCTAGTAAATCACCTACTCCTACTAATAAAGCATTATATAGTAGAGTAAAATCAGAGGCAAAGCGTAAGTTTGATGTTTACCCATCAGCTTATGCTAATGCTTGGTTAGTTAAAACATACAAAAAAAGAGGTGGGGGTTACGCATAATGGGTTTAGTTATGTTTTTTATAGTTTTTGTTATACCAGTAGCTTTAATCTACTATGTCTCTTAAAGAATGGTTTGGTAAAGGGGCTAAAGGAGATTGGGTAGATATTGGTGCATCTAAAAAAAATGGCAAGTTTCAACCATGTGGTAGGAAGTCTACAAAAAATAGTAAAAGAGCTTATCCAAAATGTGTGCCAAGAAGTAAAGCAAACACTATGACTAAAGCACAAAGAGAGTCTGCTGTAAGAAGAAAAAGAGCAGCAGGTAATACTGGCGGTAAGCCTACTAATGTAAAAACATTTGCAAGGAAGAAAAATGGTACAAAAAAAGTATCAAAATCCTAAAGGCGGATTAAATCAAAAAGGCAGAGATTTTTTTAAACGTACTACAGGTTCTAATTTAAAATCACCTGTATCAGCAAAAGCAGCTAGTAAGTCTCCTAAGAAAGCTGCTAGGCGTAAATCATTTTGTGCTAGAATGGGTGGTGTCAAAGGACCGATGAAAGACAGTAAAGGCAGACCAACCAGAAAAGCACTAGCACTACGAAAATGGGATTGTTAAATGTCACTCACAACTACATATTTAGATTTAGTAAACGATGTTCTAGTGCGTCTAAGAGAAGCACAAGTAGCTTCTGTATCTCAAAATACTTACTCAGCTTTAATAGGTAAATTAGTTAATGATGCTAAAAGAGAAGTAGAAGATTCATGGAACTGGGATACTTTAAGAAACACAATATCATTTACAACACAACAAGGCACGTTTAATTATAATTTATCTAACGCTGGTAATAAGTTTAGAGTTATTGCTGCTCATAATGATACTGATGATATATTTTTACAGTATAGACCAACTAGATATTTTATTCAACAACTGTTATTAACACAATCACCTCAGCAAGGTGCTCCTGTATACTATAACCATAATGGTGTTTCTTCTGGTAGAGATGGTCAAATAGATTTATTACCTATACCAGATGCTGATTATATTATTCGTTTTGATTTAGTAATTACAGAAGATGAATTATCAGAAGATACTGATACTACAGCATTACAAAAGAATGTAATTACGTCTTTAGCATGGGCTAAAGCAATAGAAGAACGTGGTGAAGATGGGGGTATTAGCGTATCAAGTCAGTATGGCGTTGCTAATAAAGCACTAGCAGATGCTATTGCTATTGAAGCAGCAAGGAGACCTGATGAAGAAACTGTGTGGTATCCTTCATAATGCCTAACAAACCTATACAATCTGTTTCATTAACATCACCTGGATTCTTTGGTAATAACACACAAGACTCTGGTGTTACGTTAGATCAGTCTTTTTCATTAGAAGGAGACAATGCTGTAATTGATAAGTCTGGTAGAATGGCATCTAGGAAAGGTTGGGGATATAATACTACTGCTGGTGGTACATCATCATTACCAGAAATGATGTTTGAGTTTGATATGACTAGTGCTACTAATTCTTTTAGTATTATAAGTGCTGGTAATAATAAATTGTTTGTTGGTGAAACAACAATGACACAACAATCTATTTTTAATGCAACAGCAGATGCTACAATATCATACACTATTTCAGACAATGATTGGCAGTTTGAACAAGCACAACACCAAAGCGGTGTTAATTTAAGTCCTCATGGGTATGTAACACAAAAAGGACATTCTACACTTGTATATCATAAAATGGGGTCTGCACACACACATTCTGGAGTGTTTGGTTTTCAAAGACTTGGTGATGTAGGTAGTGTTCCTAGTGGGTATAGTGTAGATACATTTAAGCCTAATGTGTCATTATCAGCTTTTGGTAGAATGTTTTTTGCTGACATTGTTAATGATCCTTTAACAATATACTTTAGTGTTTTGTTAGATGGTTCAGATTTATCAGGTAGCGGATCAGGACAACTTAATTTAGAAAAAGTAATAGCAGGTGGTGATAAAATAGTAGCCCTTGCTGAACATAATAGTGCATTAATTATATTTTGTGAAAGAAATATAGTTATATATAACAATGCAGATGATATGAGTAATATAGCTTTAGCTGATACAATAATAGGCATAGGTTGTGTTGCTAGAGATTCCATACAAAATATTGGCACAGATTTAATATTTTTATCTAGTAGTGGTGTAAGAAGTTTAGGAAGAACTATACAAGAAAAATCAGCACCATTAAGAGATGTAACTAAAAATGTAAGAGATAATTTTTTATCATTATTAGCAGTAGAAAATAAAAGTAAAATTAAAAGTACATATTATCAAAAAGAAGCATTTTATTTATTGACTATGCCTAATAGTGGGTTTACATTTTGTTTTGATGTAAGAGCTTTGTTGCCAGATCAGTCTTATAGAGTTACTAGATGGGATTCAATAGATCCTTCATCTTTATTGGCTACTAAAGATAATAGATTATTATTAGGTAAAACTAATGGAATAGCACAGTATAAAAACTTTACTGATGATGGTAGTCCTTATGTATTTTCTTATCTATCTCCTTATCTTGATTTTGGTAATCAGTCTCTAACAAAAATATTAAAAAAAATTAATGTAACAGTTGTAGGAGCTTCTAGTACAACTTTAAGTATAAAATATGCTTTTGATTATTCTAATAACTATAACTCAATAGATGCTATTACTAAAGCAGCATCTATATCAGAATTTGGAGTAGCAGAATATAATATAGCTGAATATTCTGCATCAATATTTATTGATAAAATTACAGCACAGCTAACAGGAAATGGTAACGTACTACAAGTAGGTGTTAATGCTAGTATAAATGGTAATGTTTTATCTTTACAAAAATTAGATATTTATTCAGTTCTAGGAAGGACTATATAATGAGTAATTATACAAAAACAACTAACTTTGCTGCAAAGGACAGCCTTAATAGTGGTGATTCTAATAAAGTTATCAAAGGTGCTGAAATAGGTGCAGAGTTTGATAATATTGTAACATCAATAGCTACTAAAGCAGATTTAGCTAGTCCTGCTATAACAGGCACAGCTACTATTACGAATGTTGTGCTATCAGGAACAATGTCTGGTGGTTCAATAGAAGGAGGAACATACTAATGGCTATTGTTAATAATGTAGTATCAGATTACTGGTCTCTTCCTAAAACTGATGAAACAAGACAAAATTATTTAGATTTTCAAGCAGGAAAAATAGATATGTTTGGTAATCCTAAAGGAACTTCATTAGCTGAATCTGTTAGTACAACTACTCAAGCACAATCAGAGCCAGTACAAGTTGCAGAAGAGCCAGTACAAGTTGCAGAAGATACATCAGGAATGTTTACTGGTACTCAAAACGATATAAATTCTGGTTTTATAGATACTAGTACTGGTTTTGCAGAACAAACTTCTGTTGATTTAGATAAAAGAAAAGCTAGTATTGAACAAGAGTTAAGAAAACAGTATGAGACAGTTCAGTTATCAGGTTATTCTTATCCTAATCCAGAAGATTTAGATAACATATTTAGTAGGCAAGCAGAAGCTATTGCCATAGCTGGTGTTGATAGTTTATTAGACATAGGAAAAAGAACTGAAAAAGTAAGAGATAATGTTAAAGAAGTACAACAAATAACTGATCCAGAAACAGGAGAAGTAACTTATCAATACACTCCATCAGGTCTTTCTAATATTGCTGGAATAACAGAACCAGAACCAGTTACTGTTGAAAACGAATACGTTAAACCAATGGTATCTAATGATGGTTTATATGGATCACAAGTAACAAAGTATGTAGCTACTTTACCAGATGAAGCACCTGTATTATACAATAAAAAAACAGGTGAGCGTCTTAATATGTTTAGCACTAAGGGTGAACTATACAGAGACTATGGTAATGGTGCTACCTTTGGTGAGTTATATAGTGATATAGAAGGCGGTGCGTACTTACAAGCTAAGTTTTTTGATGACGATACTGCTCTATTTTTTCCACAGTTTAAAGATACTTCTGATAAAAAAACTATTAGTCTTGCTGTAACAGCAGCTTCTTTAGCTCTCGGTATGCCTAATAATGGCTTCCCTATGGGACAGGGTGGTGTATCTTATGCTTCTACATTTGGTTCTACTGTATCTGGTTTAGCTGCTGACTCTATAGCAGCATTTGCTATAGGTAACGCAGCATTAGCAGGAACTACTACTTATGCTTTAACAGGAGATGCTGAAAAAGCATTTATAGGTGCTTTAGTAGCTGCTGGTACTACTTATGGTGCTGATTATATTAGATCAGGAGAGTTTGGAGATTTTTTAGTAGATAACAATGTTCTTGGTGAAAACACTACTGATTATGTAGATAGCTTAGGTATTCCTACTACAGGTTCAGATTTTTTATTAGAAAGAATTGATCCTATTACAGGCGAAGTTTCTACAGTTAAACCATCATTAGCAGACCCTTCATCTTTTCTTGGGTCAAAAGTTGTAACTGATCCAATTACAGGAGGTTTAACTACAATAGCTGATGATAGTATATTAGGCACTTTTGATCCTAGTGCTAATCCTTTAGTAGATCAAGGTTTTGTAGACAACGTAACATTTGATGATTTATTATCTGGAACACAAGGAATTGATGACTTGCCATTTTTAACCGCTGCTGACGTAGGAACTGATGCTGTTACAGGAGGATTAACTATAACTAACGCTGCTGGAGCAACTGAAGCTGTTACAAAAGTTATAGAAAATTTAGGAGCTGGGGCAGTAACAGCAACAGCAGCAGAAAAAGTTATTGAAGAAGCTGGTAAGTTTATTGACTTAAAAGAAGTATTTGGAGATGATATAGGAGGTTTGTTAGAAAATGTAGCTAATGTAGGCATAGACTATAGAGCTTTAGAATTACTACAAGATAAAGCTGAAAAAGCTGGTGAAGATATACAAGCAGATTATGACGCAGTATTTAAACCATTTACAGTTAGAACTGGTTTAGGTGTTACTGATATTGACCCTGTAACAGGAGAAGCTAAATCTGTTAGAGATATTGCATATGAGCCAATACAAACATCTGCACTTGGTACTGCTGAAAGTATGTTTAAAGACTTACCTACTACTAGGGACGAAGCTACAGCAAAGTCACTAGCAGCTACTAGGGCATTAACAGAGCCACAAAGACAAAGAGATCAAGAAAAGTTGTTTAATAGATTACAACAACAAGGTACTATGGGTCTAGGCATAACTACTCCTACTGTTGGTGGACAACGTAGAATAAACCCATTAGCTGAGTCTTTGTTTGCAGCACAAGAACAAGCTAAATCATATGAAGCATTATCAGCACAACAAATGGGATTAGGACAAGCTGCAAGTCAGCAACAACTTGCTACTGGGTTATTATCAACTGCTCAAGATATTGATGAAAGAGCAAAAGACTTTAGTACTTTACAAAGTTTAAGCAATTTAAGACAAACACCAGAGCTAGAAGGTTTACAAGCTAGAATAAAATACGATTTACTTGCTTTACAAGCAGAAATAGATAGGATTAGAGGAGTAGCGTCAGGCACTAAAGGTTTGTTTGAATTGCCTACAGAACAAGGTAATTCTTTTCTTACGTCTGCTGGTGGTACTTATAATATTATGAAATCATAAGGAACATAAAATGGCTCAAAAACAACAATCTATAACTGAAAGTATGTTTGGTTTATCTTTACCTATTACTCCTGAGTTTGGTGGGCAAATGCCTATAGAAAAATTTAGGGGTTCTACTCCTATGGGTAATATTACTGAAAGTTACAGACAAGCAGGTCAAAGTTTGCAAGGAAGTGTGCGTAGATTATTTGGTCAACAAACACCACAAGAAGCAACAGTACAAAAAACAGTAGAACAGGAAAAAGACATAAGAGAAGCTATATTAACTTTTCAAGCAAGTAATCCTGGTATAGATATGAATACTCCAGAGGCTTTAAAAAAACTAGCTAATCATGCTGTAACTATTAATCCTGACTTAAGAATGTTTAGTATTCAATTAACTCAAAGAGCAGACGCATTACAAAGCACATTAGCAGCTAAACAAAGAAAAGAAAACTTAGATACTAGATTAACTGAGTCTAGGATTACAAAAAACTTAGCTACTAGTTCTCCGCCAATAGAAAAAGGAATAAAACTTACAGCTACTCAAAGTATGTATGCTAAAGCCTTAAAAAAACCTGATGGCTCTCCGTATTACGATAAAGATAATCCTTTTCCTCTTTATGTAAGTGAGATAGATCAGTTTGCAGCAGAAACAATAGCAAAAAATATTGCTGACGATAAAAACGCAGCAAAAATAAATGAAATTCAATTAAGAATAGAAAAACAAAATAGTAAAGACCTAGCAGAAAGAGCAGCTAAAGTAAGTTTTTCTAAAAATTCAATATTTAAAACTAAATCATCAATTAATAAAATAGAACAAGCAGAAGAACTTGTAAAGAAAACTGCTCAACACATAGTGGGAACAACAGGGGCTGCTTCTTTTATTTTAAAAGATATACCATCAGTAAAAGTATTAGGTTTTGAGGGAAGTCCTAAAAAATTAGAAAACATAATAGATTCTATTAAAGCTCGTTTAGGTTTTGATGAAATAACAAAAATGAGAAAAGACTCTCCTACTGGCGGTGCTTTAGGACAAGTTACTGAAAGAGAATTAATGTTTTTACAATCAGTTGAAGCTAAACTAGACACTTCTTTAAATTCAGAAGATTTTTTACAAGTATTGCAAGAGGTAAAAAATAGTTATGCTAGGCTTTTACAAAACGAACAAGAAAATTTAAAATTATTACAAAACGGATATACGCAAAAACAAATTAATGAATTTACAATACAAAACTTAATGACATTGGGTGTAAAAGGAATTAATCCTCAAGCATCAGTTAATAGTAAACCTTCTTTAAAACCTATTTCAGAAATGACTGAAGAGGAAATTAAACAAGAGTTAGGACAACAATAATATGGCTACCAGAGAAGAAATGTTAAGAGAAGAATTAGCTAGAAGAGAAGCTCTTAAAGAAGAATTAGCTAGAAGAGAAGCTCTTAAAGAAGAATTAGCTAGAAGAGAAGCTCTTAAAGAAAAAACAGAGTCTGTGCAAAAACCAGTTGAAGAGTCTCAATCAACACCTGTTACAGAGCCACAAACAGATTCTGCTATTGATTCTGGATTTTTAAAGGGAATAAAAGACCCTATAGATGCTGGGGCACAGTTATTACCTAGAGCATTATCTTTTCTTACGTCTGCTGGTGGTTTAAAACCTAACGAGCTTAGTAATTTTTTTAGAAGTGAAGCAGAAAGAGTAGATGCTTTAGTTAAAACAGAAGAAGAACAATATCAAAAAGAACGTAACAAAAAAGGTTTTGATACTAATAGGTTGTTAGGAAACATACTTAATCCTGCTAATATTGCTGCTGGTTTAAGAGCAGCACAAGGTGCTAAAGCATTGGGTAAAACAGGTCAAACACTTATATCAGGAGGTGCTGTAGGTTCTTTAACACCTGTAACAGATACAGATAATTTTGTTAAAGAAAAAGCTAAACAAGTAGGTATAGGTGCTGTTGGTGGTGTTGTTGGTGAAAAAGTTATAGGGGCTGCTGGTAAAGTATTAGCTCCGGGAACAAAAGCTATGCAAGAAATGAGAAAGTTAGGAGTAACAGGAACAACAGGTCAAAAATTAGGTGGTATGTTTAAATCTATGGAAGATTTTGCAAGGTTTATACCTTTTGTAGGAGGTTCTATTGATAAAAGAAGAGCAGATCAAGTATTAAATTTTAATAAAGGTATTATATCAAATACTTTAACAAAAATAGATAGTAAAGCAGTAGTTAATTTTAATAAACAAAAAGATATTACAGAACAAGCAGGTGTTAAAGGAATACAATATTTAAAAAAATACTTAAATGATAGCTACAATAATATATACAACACTTCTGGATTAAAGTTTAATTTTAATCAAAAAACAGGTCAACAACTCTTAGATAAATTAAATAAACAAGGACTTAATAGTTTAGATGATATAAAAGAAGTGCAAAAATTTATAGATAAAGAAATATCGCAACGTACATTTCTTTCTTCTGATTCTCAAAAAATAAGTCAAAAAGGTATAGAAATTATATTACCTAAAAAAATAAATGAATTAACAGGTAAACAATATAAAGAAATAGATAAAATATTAAGAAAAAAAATATCAGCTAATTTAGAAAAAAATACAAGTTTAGCAAACGCATATTTAGCAATAAAAGATACACTAAAAGATAATTTTTATGAGCAAAATAAAAACGTAGTTTATAAAACCTTAGACAATACACAAAAAAATGCTGTAGAAAATTTAAGAGCTATTGATGAAGGCTATTCTAAATTAGTAGCTATGATTCAAGGTGCTGGTGATTTAAACATAAAAAATACAGCAGGTTTACTTACTCCAGAATCATATAGAAAAGCAATTAGAAATACTGATTTATCAAGAAATAAACAAGGTTATCTTTTTGATACTAGACCCGGAGCTAAAGAAGCTAAAGAAGCTGTAGAAATGTTAGGAAATGATGCTGAGTTTTATAGAGGTAGAGAAGCATTATATCAATTAGGAAAATTTACAACATTTAGTGGTTTAGGAGCAGCAGGACTAACAGGGGGAACAGGAGCAGTTTCAGCAGGTGGTTTTGGTCTTGTTGGGGGAAGATTACTATATACTGAAGCAGGTCAAAAATTATTTGATTTAATACTTATGGCAAGACCCTCGTTTGTAAGAAAAACAGGAGAAACAATACAAAAAACACCAGTAGGTGTTAGTTCTGTTGTTGGTGCAGAAACATCTCAAGAAATGTTTGAAAATAGAGGAATGATGACTGAACAATGATAGACCCAATAACAGCACTTGCTACAGCTACTGCAATATTTAATGGACTCAAGACTGCTGTTAAAGTAGGCAAAGAAGTAGAAGAGATATATACTCAACTAGGCAAGTGGGCTACTGCTGTTGAAGATGTAAAAGAACATATGAGCCAAGAAGAGAAAAAGCCTTCTATGTTCAAAAAGATTACTTACTCCAAGTCTGCTACTGAAGCTGCTTTTGATGAAATGGCTTCTAAGAAGAAGATTGAAGATATGGAGAAGGATTTGAAAAGTATGTTCTATGTTGGTGATCTTTCATTTTTAGGCATTACAGGTTATCGTCAGTTTATAAAGATTAGAAGAGATATCAAAGCCAAAAGAGAACGTGAAGTATACCAACAGATGCGTAGGAGACAAGCGTTTCTCTATCATACTAAGATGGGATCAGTAATAACTATAATGGTTCTACTTCTGTCTTATTTGTTATACTCTTTAGTAGATATGATTATGGAGGTTAGTAGATGATTAGCATACTGTTTAGCACACTAATAGCCACTACAGTTCCACAACAAGATGCTTACTATTGTAGGCTTAGTTGGTTTGAAGAAGGCTCATGTATATACCAATGTCAAAATGGATATGAAAGATTTACATGGTCTGAAGAAGAAGCAATAGATGGCTGTAAATTAATGAAGAAACTTTATAAAACGTAAATGGAGTAGATAAATGTTGCAACTATTGACAGGTTTATTACCAGTAGCAGAGAAGGTATTAGATAGGGTTATTCCTGATCCTAAAGCTAAACAGAAAGCATTACAAGAGTTGGCTAAGTTAGAACAAGAGGGTGAACTAGCCAAGATAGAAGCTGAGTTTGCTGATTTAGATTCTGCTAGAAAACGTGAAATGCAGATAGCCACGTCAGTTGCTGCACCTTTTCTAAATAAAATAGTCACCCCTGTACTAGCACTTGGAACTGTATCTCTATCATTTATACTATTTTGTGTTGTTATCTTTGTTGACGTAGATGTTAACTCAGGTGCTAAAGATATTCTAATATACGTCTTAGGTGCGTTAAATTCAGCTATGACAATGGTTCTTGCATATTATTTTGGCTCTTCTATAGGCAGTAAAGACAAAGATGATAAGTTAGACAGTCTTGTTAAGTAATGTTTGGTTTTGCACATTCATGGTTTCCACCAGAAAGGAATTGTATGGTAAATTTTGGTAAGTATTTTACTAGAGATGAGTTTGTTTGTAGTCATACTGGAGAAGCAAATATGAATCAAGACTTTCTTGATAAGCTAAACCAGTTAAGGGAGTATTATAATAAGCCTATGATAATATCTTCTGGATACAGAGACACTACACACCCTGTAGAAGCTGTTAAAGGTAATGGCGGTGCTCATACTACTGGCTGTGCTGCTGATATAATGGTAGATCGTGGTGATGCTTATAAAGTGCTTGAATTAGCCTTTAAAGTAGGCATGACAGGCATAGGAGTAGCACAGAAAGGCGGTGCTAGGTTCTTACACTTAGACTCCCTAGAAAGCTCTACAGAGCGTCCTAGACCTACTGTGTGGAGCTACTAATTTAGTATTAGTATCTTAAACAAAGCTATAAATACAAGTATAGGGCAAGCTATCACTAATAAAATAGCTGCCCCTGATATTACCATTAGAAACATAGAATCATCTTTTTCTGCCATCTAAGGTCTCCCAATGTAAGTATTCACATTCTAATCTGAGTTGTTCATCAGTAAGTTTAAATTGTGCTTTACCTACTGACTGCCCATCATCATAGCCTATTTGATACGCAGTCTGCCATAGCTCATGTACTTGTTTTTGATTGTTAAACAATACAAGATAGCTTACAGCTACGCCTACTATAAACATAAGTACATTAGTCATCAAAGTCTACACACATTCTAATTATAAAAAAGTCAATAACAAGATAACTACCACTATATAGGTAGTCATCTTGAGTATTAACGTATTCAAAGCCCAGCATAAACCCTTTTATAGGTGAGTATGATATCTCCATTATTGCACCTCACAGCTTCCACTAGAACAAGCTAGTTCTTGTACACCCTTAACATTATCTTCAACCTCTACCAAGCTATTCCAATCTATCTTAGATGGTGTAGCCTTTACTAGTTCTTCATACTGCTCTTTAGTACACTCCTCATATGGTGCTTGTCTGTAGCTACCACCATCATAAGGTAAGAATGATATGCCTGATATGTTATCAAAGTTCTTCCATACCCATGAGCCTACTTCAAGCCATTCTTCTTCTTTAACACTAATGGTTACACTAGGCTTATGTTCACACCAATAGTTCTGATACATTAACCATATCTCCAGGTTATCCGTAACTGTTAAATCTTGTCTAACTCTAGCACCTTTTGGAGCTTTTATAGGAAATGAGAATACTACTGTTGAGTCTGGTTTCATAACACAATCTTCAGTATGTACCCCTACTTCTTGTAGAAACTTTGACAAAGGGTCTTTTTTATCTCCACGAACCCTGCGTATGTAATAAGGGCTATGCCTAGTATGTATACCGCTGGAAGAGTCAACAAGCTGAGAAACAGTACCAGAGGGCTTAACACAAGTAATAGCAGTAGATTGAGGTATTCCAAGAAGAGTGGATAACTCAGCATTAACTTTAACTGAAGTTTCTCTAAGTATTTGTAGATTTTCTTTTGTTGTATCATTAACCTCTCCCATCATCTTATTATCTAAGATACCTGTTAAAGACACTCCAAGCAACCTTTCCTCTTCTGTGTTGTTTTGCCACACTTTACGCAAGTAAGGAAACTTAGTTAATGTAGACTGCCAAGTACCAAGTATAGTTGCTATCTCTACCTTGTTCTTTAGTGTCTCTAAAGTATCTTCTGCTCTCACTACTACCTCTGTAAGATTACAGAACTGATATGGACGTAAAATTATCTCACTACAAGGATTTGTACCAAACTCAAAGTTATCATCTCTTCTACCATTCTTAGCTACCTGTCTCTTAGAAGCTGCTCTACTAAATATACCTCTTTCACCAGATTTGCTTTCATACAGACTATGCCATTCTTTCATAAACTGACCAACAGTAGGCTTTTCAGTATAAACAGCAGAGTTATTTGCTAAAGCTCTTTGTGGATTATATTCCCACCAAGCTCCATACTTACAATGACGCATCTTATCATCTTCTAGTTCTGATAAAGATATCATAGCTGATCTTCTTACACCACCAACTACAACAACTTCTCCAATCTTACACAATAAATCGTGACAATCTATAGAAGATAGTTTCTTACCTACTGACTGTTTAAACTTAAATATAGTAAACTGAAACAACTGATCTAATGGTGCTGATCCTGACGCTCTGCCGCCAAATGTTTTTAATCTAGCTCCTGCTGGTCTTACTTTAGATAAATCATACTTAGGTACTTCACCACTATATAACAAAGCTATTAGCTGTCTTAATGCTTTAGCCCAACCTTCTTTGCTATCTGCTACTGCTATGGTTGTGTCTGACTCAAACAACTGCTCTGGTATCTCTGGTAGCTGTGATACATATTGTTGCTCTACGCTAAACCCTACACCTGTACCACACAAGAGTATATACATAGCTTCATCAAATGCTTTTACATCATCTATAGGCAAATATGAGCAGTTATAACCAGCAGTATTATCTCTATCAAGTGCTTTACCAGCAGTCATTATAGNNCNCATNCTAGGCATTACTTCAAAGTTCTCTATAGCACTTTGTACTCTAGTAAGTGTTATAGGGTCTACCATATGACCATGTTCACTTTCTAAATGNTTNACCATAAAACCAACATANCGNTCTACTGNTTCTNTCCAATCTTCTCTTCTANTNTNCTCTGGTAAGTACCTTGCNTANCTNCTCTTTGCAATAAATTGACTATATGTATTCATTCAGTTAAATCCTCTTCTAATTGGTCTGCTTTATCTTCTACTTTATCTAAAAACCTATCTACTATTTCTTCTGATGTTATATCTAGTACTTCTAATAATGTTATCTCATCAAGCTGATATAGCTTATCACAAATATCTCTAATTGTCAATGCCATAATTAACTCCAATTAACATCTTTAGTTTCTTCTAACAACTGTATCATCTTATCAAGATACCACCTAGCTTTTTTAGCATCTTCAATAGGCTTACCTTTGTTAAACAACCTAGAGCCTGTGTACTTAATTACATTACCTTGGCAGTATGATATAGCCTCATATTTACCTAACACGTCTATTATATAATCTATAGTTTCTATACCGCCTTTATTGTAATGAGGTGGGTGATTAACATTATCTCTTTCTTCTTCTAACTTATGTTTTTGTTTTTCCCATCTTTCTATATCATCTCTTATTATCATATTTTTTCCTTAAATAATCTAAGCTAACAAACATTTCATCAAACTGTCCATCTTTTACTTCATGTAATACTACTAAACCTCTCCAATGATTATTACCTTGATTACCCATGTATTCTTCATTGTGTAAATAACAAGAACCNGCAATAATACAAGTAATAGCTGATCCGTCTGCTCTTCTGCCATATGCCACTTGTCTGCCTTGTTGGTGTCCAACAACACAACTCTGGTGAGTCTTAGAAATCATAGCTGAAGCTGATCCTATTGGTCTGCCCATAACACCACTAACTAAATAATGAGAGTAAACCACGCCATCAATAATAACAGGATCAAGGAAATCAAACACCTCCCAACCAGCTTCTGAGTATCTGAGATCATCAATACCAATAGTGCCGTAGAGTTTAGGGTCTCCTTCTGTTGCTCTGTCAATTCTGTTTTCGTGATTGCCAAGCGTGAGAACCATTCTGGGTCTATATTGCTTCTTCTTATCTTTTCTACATTTTTCATTGTAATCCTTCAAAGGTGCTAATAAAATATCCATGCCTTCAACTGCTGCTTTAATATCATCTTTATATCTTCTACCTTCAAATGACTTTTTACCAATATCATAGCTTGATAGTGATGGCATATCTGCAAAGTCACCAATCTGGATTAAAACATCTGGCTTCTTCTCTACTATATATTGTCCAATCCACTCCAAGTAAGATAAATCAACATCTGGTTTTACTTGAGTGTCGGGTATAATTAAATGTTTCAATGGTTAACCTTTCCCAAAAGTTTAAAATAATATTCAGCATCAACAATAGCTAAAGGTTTACTTCTGTTTTGTTTGACTATCACTACTGGTTCTGCTCCTCTACAGTTAGTGCTTGCTTGTTCATAAAAACCATATACTGCTACCTTTTGTCTTGATTTACATTCAATAGATATATTAGCTTTCTCTCTTGCTGTAGGACTTAATAGTACATCTTCACCACCACAACCCATAGATGTTGACCTAACATCATCAGTCTGTAAATGTAATTTCGACACTATCTGATCCCTCACCCATTGTTGTAACATTCTTCCCTTGTTCTTCTTGCTGCTGGTTTTCAAAATATATAACCTCTTTTTTAGTTATCCATTTCTTAGGAATGTGCATACGAGTATTATTGTGATCTATTGATATTGTGGAAGCAATACAGATAGCTTCTTTATTTTCATCTACTACATAACCAACTGTAATACACTTATGCGTTTCTGCTGTGGCTGTCTCTTCCCAACCACAGTCTGCTACAGCATCTTGCCAAACTATTCTATATACTCTGGTAGAGTCCACATTTGGTCTTTTTGCTTTCTTATCCACAATAACTGTCCTTGTTCTAGTAAGTATTCTCTATTGTATTTGTATTCTTCTAATACTGCTCTATATAAATCTTCTTCATCTTCTAAGTCTGTAAGTATCTTTTCTGCTGTTTTATCTCCAATACCTTTTAATCCGGGAATGTTATCTGTTCTATCACCTGTTAATAATTGTTTATAAAAATGTTTTATTGTTTCTTTCTCTGATAGATAATAAAGATCATTTCTTTGAAAGTTATAGTGCCAACCTCTGATATTATCTAAATCTTTATCAATAGTACATATGACATAATCTTGTTCGTTCATCTCATATGCTTTTATTCCTATGGCATCATCAGCTTCTTGGTTCTCCTGTACTTCAAAGCCCCATGCTTTCTCCATGTATTCTCTAAGTATAGGTAAGTGTTTAGGCTTACCTGACCTTCTGTGTCCTTTGTAGCTCTGTGTCTTAGCTATCTTATCTCTATAATTATTACTGCCAGTTAGATAGCCAACTGCATCATCACAGTTGGCATTGATAAACACTAACTCCTCTAAATATTCTGCTAGTTTGTTGATGGCGTATTTTTGCTTATAATCTTCACAACCAAATCCTATTTTATAGGCTAGGATATCACCATCAACTATAGCAATCATTAGAGAACATCTCCATCATCTTCTTCACTATCATTAGGCTCTTCATAAGCTACTAGCTTGTCTATGACGAGTCTACGCAAGCTAGGTGATCTTCCCTTACCATACTTGCCTTCCCAATCATAATAGCTGACTATAGCAACTGCAACAGAACCATTACCTATAGCAATATCAGATAAATCATTACCTTCTGAGTCTATTACCTTGATAGGTCTTTTACTTTTACAAACAATAAAGTCACCCTTTTCTGGCTTGTCAGCTTTGTTGTTAACTGATAATCCTATCTTCTCAAGAGCTTTTACTGCTGGTTCTGATAAGTTGCACAAGTCAACTGTGTACTTCTCTGCCATAGCATTAATCTTGTTGTGAAAACACCACATAATGTTAGCTTTGATCTTAACTGGCTTTGCTACTTCCATAATTTCTCCTTAATGAGTTTCTTTCCAATTATTACCTATTTTATATTCACCATCTAAAGGACAATTAAGATTTAATGCTTTACCTGATTCTACGATAGCTTTAACTCCTAACTGTCCTACTAGCTCTGCATCATCAACACCAGCTTCTACTTGCCATTCATCATGTACGTTTGCTACAAAGTATGCGTCTAACTGATAAGTCTTTATATACTTGTTAAATATTATTAGTGCTTTCTTCATAACAACTGCACCAGCCCCTTGAAGCAATGTGTTTAATGCTGAGTGTGCTGACCTAACGTGTAATCTTCTGCCATCTAAACTAGGTAATGTTGGTGTTTGTTGCATAGTCTTTTCAATACGTTTTTTTAACTTTGCTAGTGCTGGTACATTCTCCATAAATTTATCTATGGTTTCTTGTCCGTCACTTTGCACCATTGTACCTATCTTTCTGGCTGAAGCACCATAGAGAAAAGCATATATAAAAGTTTTAGCTTTGGCTCTAGTGTCAAGTCCAGCAGCTTGCTGGTTCTTACTGTGTATATCTCCGTCTAAAATCTCCTTAGTGTAGTTATCATCATTCATATAATGTGCTAACATTCTCAACTCCAACCCTGAAGCATCAATACCAACTAACTTATAACCAGGATTAACAGTCCATAGTTCTCTACACTCTGCACCATATGGTGCTGATACTGAAGGGACTTGAGCTAGATTAGGGCTGTGGTGTGTCATTCTACCTGTGACTGCTCCGTTGGTAATGACCTTACCACAAACCCTTGATCTGTCATTAGTATACTTAATCCATGATTCAGATTGAGCCAGCCTTTTCTGAAGGAGTAAGTATTCACAGATGAGCTTTGCTTCTGGAATATCAACTGATCCCAGAACTGACTCATCAACCATGACTGAACCTTTGTCTGTAAACTTCTTGGGATTCCACCCAAGTGTTGTAAGTCTTTTGGCAATCTGCTGTCTTGATGCTGGGTTGAATATTTCAATGTCATCTTTTAATCTTTTTCCTGTTTTTTCTGAGAACCTTTCTGTGATGATTGGTCGAAAGGATTGTTGAAGCTGTTTTTCGAGGTTTTCCATTCTTGTGCGTAATCGTTCCACCAATTCCTTGCATTTCTGTAAGTCAATCCTAAAACCTCTGTTGACTTGTCTTGAAACGATTGAAGCAACCTCATGTTCGAGGTTAATACATTCTTGAGAAAATCCATAGTCTGTCCTTTCTTTTTCTAGTTCTTGATAAACTTTCTCTAATACTTCTACGTCATTAATACAATATTGTTGCATCTCTTCTGAGTACTCGTCAAACTCTTTAAAATCAGTCTTTGGAAACTTTAGTGTTTCTCCCCAAGCAGCTAAACTGTGTTTCCTCTGTGGGTTCATCAATCTTGATAGAACTAATGTGTCCAAGACTTGGCTCAATCTTATCTTTGTGTTCCATAGTTTGTTTAAAACTGGAAAATCGAAACCTATGCCATTGTGAGCTATTAATGTTTTGCCCTTTATTGATTGGTTTAGACTTTCCACGTTTCTGTGACATTCAACTTTTCCCTGTTGATTTTTTGTTACCACTAGATGTATTCTTGAGTGATCCATTGTTGTCTCTATATCCAGGAACATCAACTGATCTTTCTTCTTGCCATCTTTCATTTGTCTCTAGCCTTGAATAAATTGTTCCGTCATCAAAAAGAACATAATGTGTTTTAACGCCATTAGTATTCTCAATGACGCTGTGGTTTATCAATTTTTTCATAATCTAGTAGTTCCTCCAGCTTTTCTTCTAATGAAGTATTAGTATTACATACAATTTGATCTATGTCAAGTAATTTAGCATAGGCTTCGTTAGCTTGTTGTAATTTTGCAACAGTAATTTTCCATTGTTTAATCTCTTTGGAAAGCAGTTGTGTACTCTTCTCAAAAAAAGCTAAATCTACTTCTGCTGACTTTAATGATTGTTTTAAATCATGCACTTGATTCTCTAAGTGGTAAATAACATCATTAATATTTTCATCATGGTATTCATCTTCATACATATTAATTCTCCTTTGTTGTAACAAACTTTTGTCTTGCGGCATTAACATTACCTACATATCTTACCTTGCTCCTAGCATCAATACCTTTTATTCTCTCGCCTAACCATTGAATAACAGGCACAGCCATGCTATTGCCTAGTGCTTTATACCTAGGTCCGTTTGGGCAGTCTTTATTTTCTTTTCCTCTCCAAGGTATCTGAGTATAGTCATCAGGAAAACCTTGTAATCTTTCACACTCTACAGGTGTCAGTCTTCTAATAACAGACTTAGGGGCTACTAATGGTATATGTCCTCCACCTGAACCCATAGCATTAGTTAAAGTTGGAGCTACTTCCTCTCCAATCGCAGCATTGGGATGTTGACCACCTAAAATAGGTTCTTTTACTAAAGGTGTATTGTTGCCACCTGTACCCCATCTAGCAGTTACAGTTGTGCAAACTTCCCCTAAAGGTTTTACTCTAGAGTCTGTGCCATGATTCTCATAAACAGTAGTATGAACAATTGGAGTATTAGTCATGTTAGAGTGCCGAGCTTGAATCGTTGGGGATACATCTTGTTCCCTGTACCTCGAATCTTGGGCATGAGCTTCATATACAACGGCTGACGAAACAACCAAATCAGTATGATCCTTATAATCTCTGTGTTTTAATGTTGAAGATTTTTCTCCATTGCCATACTCTGATATGCGTTGCATATCAAAAGCACTTACTCCCTTCTTCCGTTGGTCATATTCAGTAGAGCGTTTTCCAGTTTTTTTGGTAGAACCTTTCCTTTTTTGTCTGCTCTCCTCAAGATTCCTAAACAGGCTCTCTCGCTCAAATAATACGTCTGCGATACTTGAGAGGTTTCCTGTATTATTTCCAACAACAAAGACTCTTTTACGTCTTTGGGCGAGTCCGAAGTATTGAGCATCAAGTACTCTCCATCCAATGCCATACCCGATTGCTTGAAGACCTTCTGTGAATGAGTGAAAGTCTCTTCCGTTATTTGAGGAAAATACTCCTGGCACGTTTTCCCAGATAAACCATTTTGGCTTAAAATGATTGAGAATTTGAACAAAGGTAAGTGTGAGGTTTCCTCTAGAATCTTCCAAGCCTCCTCTAAGTCCTGCGACTGAGAAAGATTGACAGGGTGTTCCTCCGATAATAAGGTCAACTGATTCATTTATATTCCACTCCTTGTATTTAGTCATGTCACCTAAGTTAGGCACGTTTGGGTAATGGTGTTGCAGAACAGCAGACGGAAACTTATCTATTTCAGAAAAACCTAGGGGATTCCACCCTAGTTTATTCCAAGCTACAGTAGCCGCCTCTATTCCAGAACATACTGATATGTAGTTCATTAATTCTCCTTTGTTAAGTTAGTTCTCTTCTAAATCCTCATCAATTACTTCTTCCATACGTCCTGTCTTGTGATTATAATACAACGCACAAGCCTTACCTGTCAAGCCTGAGTATCTATTCTTAACTACTCTGACTCTTGTAGTGTGTCTTTCAACAGGATCATCATTCTGACTATCTCGTTCCAATCCAAGCACCATATCACTTAGCTGACCTATTGCACCACTACCTCTAAGCTGTGATAAAGATGTAGCTGCTCCGTCTTCGTGACCTGTACCACTAGGTCGTTTTAAGTGTGAAACAGCAAACAAAGTTATATCACACTCTTGCACTAACATTCT